GCAGTTATATTTCTGTTTTTGCTAATAACTGTTTGATTTTCAATTGTTAAAGCTAACCCTTTAAGAGCGCCAGAACCTGAAACCTGGCCGCCTGTCGTGGTGATGTTTCCTGTAGCACCGACTGTAGTTGCCCCGGCTATCGCACCTGCATTACTGATACCAGCACTTTGAAGGTTAGCTCCGCCATTAAGTACCAAGCTCCCAAATGAACCGGCACCAGATCCAGAAACAGGGCCAGTAGCAGTTATGCTGGTACCGATTGTCGTGGTACCAGAACCTGAAATATTACCCGTGACCTTGAAATTGGTATCATCCCAGATTAAATTTGCATTTCCACCAAAGGAACCACCATCATTAAACTGAACTTGTGTGTCCGATCCTCCCGGTGTGCCGGCCTGGCCGGCGGGCGTATCTAAAATTACAACACCAGCGGGGGTCACTGCTAAGAAACTACCATCGCCCGCTGCGGATCCGCTTGCGGGACCAGCGAGCGTCACCGCGCCTGTCACATTTAAAGCGCCGCCCAGTATGGTGGCGCCAACTGCTTGGAGCGTTCCAGATCCAGAAACGGCCGCAAATGTAGCATTACGATTTTTGTCGATAGCTGTTTGGCCTTCCAAAACAAGTGAAAGTCCTTTTAGCTGAGCACTAGCTGTTAAAAAGCCTCCAGTAGTACCAATGTTGTCAGCGCCGGTTATAGCGCCACTAACGTTCAGAGTGCTTCCGAGGACAGTGGCGCCTACCACTTGAAGTGTGCCCGAGCCTGAAAAGGCGTTTAAGGTAGCATTGCGATTTTTATCGATAGCGGTTTGTCCTTCGAGGACAAGGGAGAGGCCTTTTAACTGTGCGCTTGCTGTCAAAAAGCCGCCAGTAGTGCCAATGTTGTCAGCGCCGGTTATAGCACCACTAACGTTCAGAGTGCTACCAAGAGTAGTGGCACCAACTGTTTGAAGAGTGCTCGAGCCTGAGATGGTAGTATAAGTTACAGCTTGAGCATTCGTGGTGCCGGCAAGCGTTGTCGTGCCCGAAACATTGAGTGTACTTCCGAGAGTGGTGGCGCCGACCGCTTCTAAAGTTGAAGAACCAGAAATAGCGCCGGCAACAGTTAATTTATGTGTTGGGCTTGGGTCTCCAATGCCGAGTTTACCAGAAGAGTCTATTGTCATTCGTTGAGCATTATTTGTCGTGAAATACAATGAATTTGCATAATCTCCACCATGCCTATAGCCGATTCTTCCTATATCAGTATCGTCTGCATCTCCAAAATAAATAACCCCACCGTTGGGGTCCAGCAAAGTTATCGCAGTACTGTCATCGTCTTCTACAATAATTCCGTTTGCTTGTTGTCCGCCAACAGTAACGCTTCCGGCAGAGGCTGCCAGGACATGAAGGTTTCCATCTGGAGTTGCCGTTCCGATGCCCACCCTATCGGCAAAATAACCACCCTGTGAGGCGCTTAGTTGTGCTGTAACTGTAGTCACATCTGCGGCAGCATCGCCCAACGTAACACTCCCAGAAACACCAAGCGTGCTTCCGAGTGTGGTGGCGCCAACAATTTCTAATGTGCTCGAACCTGAAATGCCGCCCTTGGCAACTATTTTGCTGGATGCAGCTGCCACTTTAAATACAAGGGCGCTATCACTATACATCTCAAGGCTACCGGTTCTAGCGTGAATGTCTGTTTGATCATCGCCAAAGTAAGTTGAACCGGTCGCATCAATAATTGCGATGTTTTCAATATGATAATAACTGGCGCTAATGCCGCCAGTAATCCAAAGGTTGCCGGATAAGACTAAAGTACTCGGATCGTAATTCGAATACGATGCGGTATAATAAGTGAGATAAGCGGACCCAGTGGTGCCACCCGCGGACTCGGTTACAAACTGTAAAGAGTATTGTGGGCCCGAACCTGAGCCGTCTGAACCAGTGTCAGCACAGTTAATATATGCCCAACCGAACTGAGCCATATTAACCTACCCCTATAGAACCCGACCAGTTAGGACCACCGGCTTCAATCGTCCCATTAACATCTCTTCTTAACGTTTGGAGCCGGCTGCTGGGAATGTTAGTGACCCCTGCCATGACATCGAAGCGAACAGTTGCGCTATCTTCGGACATGAACCATAGTTCGCCCACCTTCATATCTATAGGTCGACAAAAACTTGAACTGGGATGGATTCTAAAGTTATATCCATCGGCTATTTCGCCGGGAGTGCCTGAACTACCTCCTTTACCGTGAAGCCCGTTTTCACTAAAGGCGACGCGTATAGACTGGCCAGAGCCACTAAGAGGCTCGATTTGAACCCACTTGGTTGTAGAGGGGAACCTCACCACAAGCGACGTGCTTCCACTCGCGGGTGCTAAACACGACCCCGACACAAAGGGCCGGCCGCTAACTTGAAACGAACCGACATTATTTAAACCGGGCGCTAAATTCCATGAATCTCCTGGCATGAGAAATCTCCTAAATTATTTACTTTCACAATAAATAGTCAATACTTTTTTCTATCGCGATTTTCTTGCGCTCTGAGGCGTTTTCGTTCTTCCTTACGGCGCCGCCGTTCGGCACGAATTCTCTTTTCCTTCCTTGCAACAGAGGGTTTCTTGTAATAACGCTTTTCTTTAAAGTCTTCAATAATATGAGCTTTTTTCACCTTCTTGGTGAATCTTCGAATCATTCGCTCAACATTACCACGACATTGTTTTAAACTAACCGATGCGTTCACACCTTTCTTCATTTTACACCTACTTCATTGACTGCCAAATTTCAGAGGCATTTCCCAAAATGGAACTCAAATCAACACCTGCATCATTGGGATCTCCCATGTTGGGCTCACCCGCTTGGGGTTCAGCATACTGGAGTGGTTCTGTTCCTTCAAACAAATCAACGCCTCCATATGAACCTTTTCCTACAGCTTGTAAAAGCTTTTTTCGATGCTCGAGCACTTGCACTCGTGCATCAGTGGTCTTCTGTTTTATTTGGGAGGTTTCTTTAAGGACCTTGTCGAGATCTTTCTCTCGACTCTCGACAACAAGATTTCCTTGTAAACCTTGGACCACTTCCGCAACAACATTAGAAAGAAGCCCTTCTTCTAAAAGGACTTCGTGAATACATTCTTTAACAAGAGGTTTAATTAATTGCTTAAGATCTGACTTTTTCATTCATCACCCTTTAATAATGCCGGCAAGTTTTTGCCAGCGTTCTAATAAAACTTCGTCCTCTTTACGCAAGGATTCGGGGACTGGCGACCTTGCTGAAGGATCTTTGCGGCGCTTCATCGCTTGGAAGAGGGACTCCTCTTCTTCTTTCTCGGGCTCTCCTTGGGGGCCAGCCTCACACTTATCATAAGGGCCCTTTAAATTGCTTTTGGTTGCGGCAAATTCGCCTCCCGGTACGGGTTGACAATTATTGGGATCGATCTTCTGTACTGCGATGAGGTCAGGTTTAGACGGATTGGGAGTCGGATTAACAATCTTCACAGCAGACTCTTTTCCACCACTAGAGGCATACATAAATGTACTAGCGCATTCGCCACTTTTGGGGTCCTCGACTTCGTCTTCGGGACACGGCAACTGTACATCATCCTGTTGCGGTTGTTGTTCTGGGCCGGCACCTCCAGGGGCAAGCGCTCGACTTGATTGAGGATCGAGTTTAATCTTATTAGTTCTCAAGAGGAGAACCAAAATCTTTTTGGCTGCTTCTTTTTGTGCGGCATCTTGTATTTGTTCGAGTGCGGCCAAAGTATTAGTGAGGGCAATTATCTCTCTCGAGGCTTCTTGAAGAACATTAAAACCAGCATCGGTTAAATCGGCGCGCAGTCCTTTAAGAAGGGCGCCCATCGCTTTTCCTTGAATTCCTACTTTAGCAAACTGTGATTGGAGACCCTTTCCTCCTTTACCTCTGAACACATAGATATCGCTTTTGCCGGCGGCATCCTTTTCAGCTTCTTTTTCTTTAGCAGGGGCCACAACACATTCGCCACTTTTGTCTTCTACTTCTCCCTCTGGGCACGGCAACGCTACATCGTCGCCTTCTTTGTCGGCTTCTTTGTCGGCTTCTTTGTCATCATCAAGGTTGTCGTCGCCAAAAAAGTCCTCCTCCGAAGTAGATGTAACGTTTTTAAAACCCGCACCAACAAAAGCTTTTTGCAATGCTTGGGCCAGTTTTGGATCTTCGCCAGCAGCTTGGAATAACTTCATTAAATTGGGGTATTTTTTCAAATTAAATTGAGGGGGTCGCTCAAACGAAAGGGCCCCTCCATGAATTTCCCCTTGGGCCTCGGTGTGGATGGCCCTCTCTTTTATTACAAAATTTTGATCTTTAAATAATTGCTGCAATTCTTTATTAAGATCGTCTCTGTCCACAGCTTGCACCCTCAAGTTGACATCATCTAATGTTTTATATAAATCGGTAAATCCGGTGGCTGGGTATTCTTGTTTAGGTTGCTGTTCTTCTTCGTCACAAGGACAACAACCGGGAGGACATTCTGCTTCAGCCTCTTCTTTGTCCTGTCGTTCTAAATCGGCAAGACCTCCTTCCTTCCCCGAGCCTTTGCCCGTAAGTTGCGACCATAACCCCTCATCGAGGTCTTCCTTCAGGTGGCGCCTCCAAGCCTCCATTATCAGCTTGTCTTTTTGAAAACTGGACCATTCATTACTCATTATCTAATACCTCATTTAATAATCGATTAATTCTATCTGCTTTAGTAAATACTTTGTTTTGAAACTCTTGCGCTTCTTTCATCATATAAGCACCAGGAGTTGAAGGTTCGGAAACAAAATCAAAACAAATCAATTGGAAGTCTTCTTCAACAATCGTGCCGCCTTGATCTTCGCGTACGGAACCCATGCCACGAGAAGAAATACCAAGGCTCACGCCCGACTTCACTAGCTCCTGAAGAACTTTCCCCGAGGGCGTATCCAATACTTTAACCTTTCCCATCACATCCTTGTCCTTCCACCAAATATCCGTCACCAAGTGAGAGGCATTCCTAAGATTAATGACAGAGTCTTCAGGATGATCAAGTTCGCCTAAAGCTCGGCGTTCTTTTACGAGCTTCCCATAGTTCTCGACTTCCTTCATCAGAACCTTATGGGGATATACACGTCCGTTACCATTAATAGCATCAGCCTTCTGCATGATGCCAGACAAAATCATGCCGCCATTAGCAACATATTGCTTTTCCTGTTCAGTTAGAAGGTCTTGGCAGACGCCGCCTTCGCATAGTTCATAATATTCTCGTAAAAGTTTCTTTGTCATGGTTTATTCCTATAATAGTGCGGGCATTACCCGCGCGCCTATGCAGCCTTTCTTACACATTCTAACGGGCTGAAGCATCCACTTAAGTATCCAAGTGTTTCGTTCCATCGTTTTCTCCTATATGTAAGTTAATATTTCTCAATTGTATACCGTCGTCACTAAAGACCATATTTAATAAATATGATGTTCCCGATGATAACCATCCCAAAAGAAAGAAATTTATTGCAGTAACATCGAAATTAAATAGTTCTGTAAATGGCGAAAGCAGCATCAAAAACCATCCAACATGAAAACCTATACACATGGGACATGTGGCAAACCCTTTTAATCTGCCCTTCTTGGGTCTCAGACGATTAAAAATCTCGCCATATACAAGAATTTGAGTGAGGCCATAAGCAATCAATATAAAAGTTAATAGTTCCATTATGAGGGTCCTGGTGCGGTTACAGTCTTCTCGTTAAATTTATCGGCAAGGTATGTTTGAAGCTCGCGAGTCATATCGATATCTTCCAATTTAGTCTCGTCCGGTTTTTCTTGTAAGGTTTTTGACAGTTCTCCTAAAAACGCATTTTCTATAGGATCATCAACGATTTTAGAAACATCATCATCAATATTCAAAAATTTCAAAGCTGTTCCTTGTGTGGCTTCATCCGGGAGAGAATACGCAGATCTTGCCAAATCAAACATGTTTTTAGCTGCAGCTAATCCAGGAACTTTCCCAATTATTTCATCGACAATTGCACTTTTTGCAGCATCGATAACGCCACCTTTCAATTGCTCTCCTCTCTTTTTTAATTGAGCGGTCTGAATCAATGCGCGCAAATCCCCCACAGTTTTTACATCCTCTACATTTTTCATCTGTGGGCCGACTCCGACAGACTTAGTGCCCAAGCCAAAAATCTCATCTAAATCGCCTACAGACGAACGCCATCGCTCCATTATCAATTTCATTTCAGACAAAACACATTTCCTTAAATCGTATATAAATAATAAAGCGAGTAAGGGTCTCTCACCCAGCCGCGACGAATAGAGCCCTTCTCTACGGCCTGCGGAACTTCCCCGAGTTCTGTGGAGTCAGTCTTGTCGGGGTGAAGAAGCTCATCATCCTCCATTGAAATAATTGCCTCAGTAGATTCAAAGTAAGGTCGCTCTTCATCAATAAATTTAGAAATATTGATTAGCGTCATCTTAGAAGTATTTAATTTATCGCTATAGGGTTTTTCCATAGTCGCTTCAAAAGAACCATAAAAAGCACCTCCTTGAACAGACTCGGGAATCACGAGCCCCTTCTTTCGCAAGAATGCAAATAATCGGTTCTGTGCACCGTAAACTAAGTCTGAAATAACTTCCTTAGGGAATACAGTTACTTTGTTTTTCGAAGCAGATAAAACAATATCAATGTCCCCATGGTCAAAAATGATCAAGTCCCCATTCATACTCTTCCGAATATCTAACTCTAACGTAACCGAAGGGGACGACGCCTCCTTGCCGATTTTAATCGTTACTGCCATTAATATTTATTTCCTTCACAAGCGCTTGTGTTCTTAAGACTGTCATAAGGACATCTTCTGTAATAGACTCTCGAGCAAATGTGCTCAGGTGCTCAATAATTTTATTAGTCTTATTAAGCATGTCTGCATCATTTTTTATTTCCTCAATATTTTTAGCGGCACTGAGTTCTTCTTTTAAACGGCCGATCTCATCATTTAAATATATTTTAAGCTCAATGGCATTATCCACAAACGAAGTTATATAACGCGTTAAAAGTTCCTTCTGTTCTTGCAGAAGACCATCTTCGTACTTATTGTTAAATTTCTCTACAAAAGTTTTGTATACCACATGATCAATGAGTTCCCCGGGCGCATTTTCATCACCCGTCTTAAGCATGTTACTGATAACAACATTCTCTAAAATGATTTGATCCTTAGGAGATATTTTATCTGAGAAGATCTGCGAGATAGTTGCTAAGGTTTTATAGTTGGGGACGAAATTGTTAAAGACCCCAGAAGACAGTTCTGTATTAACATCTCGAATAAGCTCACTTTGCGCTTTAAAAAGCCCGTCAGGATCAAGGAGTCTCTTTTGTATTTTTACTTCTTTGATGATCTTTTCAGAAGTTAATCTGTCTAAACTTTGATTCTCATATAAAGACCGATAACAATCTAAATCTTTTCGAAGGAGTGTGCCTGACTTAAAATACTTTTTAATAAGCTGCGCAGCAGTCTCCTTTCTAGCCGTGTCCTTTTTCATTATGGCTACGGTAGCTTCTTTAATAAGAGCTTCGTAGACGAAGGCACTATTTCGCTTCTTGTTGTGTCTCGCTTTCATTCTTTTGCTCCGATGTTTCCTTGTTGTCTAATTCGTCAATTAAGCTTCTAACGGAATTATTAATTTCAAACAGTTTATCTTCTTCTGTTTGCTCTCTCAAACTATAAATAGACTCCTCTTGTGTGTAAACACCTTCGGCCGTAGGAACGAATCCTTTACCGAGTGATTTTAAACCATCCGCATATCCTGGTAAAATATTTCTAAAGGTGGCACTAGACTGTTGTTGGCTGTATGAAGATGCATTTGCTCTTTTGCGGGGCCCGCTGCTTGTCCGTTTGTCATCTTTAACTGGGTGATACACTTTTCCTTTCGCGCCCGGCGTGAGTCGTGGTGATGATCGAGAGCCAGGCGGTGCTGCCAATAAGGCACTTTCTTCGGCGCCGCCTTCTGCTTCACCGGCCGGCATTTCTTCTGGTCCGCCTAATTCTTCACCTCCTAAGTCTCCTCCCAGATCTCCTCCTAAGTCTCCTCCCAGATCTCCTCCCAGACCGGCAGTTTCTCCTGCGGCCGCCGCCTCAGCCACACCTTGGAGCGCGGCATCGTGCTTGCGGTCGTAATACATTTCGCGCTGACAACGGAGGAATTCCTCGTGAGATAAACTAAACACATGCTCTGCAACCCATCGACGAGAAAAATACCCTTCGGTGGCGGCTGCGGCAGTATCGAACTTTGTCTTCCAATGTTCAAGCTCTTGAAGCTCTGCAATTCTAGAGGGGTTGTTCAGCGAGAGAGAAAATCCTAATAAATCATCGCCTCGAAATCCCAACGTATAAAGGTGAATAATAGAAATCTTGGTGAGTTCGGCAATAACTACACGCTGGAGTCTTTGGACAGTCCGAGCGAAGCGGATATCTTTTTGTGCCAAAGTTGTCTTATCTTCCTCCGCTCCCTCGCCCATTGTCAAATAAGACTGGGGGATCTTGAGTGCGGAAAACATTTTATCGCGGAGATATTTAATGTCGTCTATTTGTGAGATATTTTCGGCGCCGGCAAGTGAAACTATGTCTGTTGCTGAACCGGGACGCACAGGAATAAAATAATCTTCTTCAATACTCATCGGATTATACCGAAGGTCAATGCGCCCACTCTCGGGATTAACGACAGAATGGCGCTTTAGTTGTGTTACAACCTTCTGCATATATTGTTCCACGTCTTGGGGAGGGATAGCACCCACGTCAATTTTAAACACGCGGCGCTCCGAGGAGCGAATGACTCGATACGCCATCATGGCATCTTCCATAAGTGTTAGCTGGCGCCAAATGCGGCGGGACGCTTCCAAGATGGACGTCCCATAAGGCATGTACTTGTCGTTGCCCAAAATTCTAAAATGAGCAATCTGCCAGTTTTCAAACGTCATCCCGGCGCTGTTCCATTGAAATTGAACATAATTGGGATTTGTACTGTCTTGTCCTTCTAATCTTTCTACTTCTTGGGGAGGCAAAGCAATCACAGACTTTACCCCATACTTATCGTCGATATCTAGATACAAAAAGAAATCGCCATACTTACACATTGTCCGACTCCAACCAAATAAGTTAGGTTGAAGGTTCAAAATGTTGTCGAATAGGACCGCAAGTACCGCTTTTATTTCTTCATTGGGGCATTTAATGTTCAACATTGGCCGAAGCTCAGAGTAGGTTGTCATTTCATCCGCATAAATGTCCATCGTTGAAGCTAGCTCGGGCATGTATTCCATTTGATCAAAATCAATGTAGCGCTCGGATCGACGTTGGTTGCTTATGGCATTGCTAGCCAACACATCCAAAGGATTATAAAGAGTCTTCTTAAACTGCTGGCCGGACGCTGTTTTAAACCGAGACGAAAATTTATCTAAATGCTGCCTTCTTATTCTTCTCCCAGACTGGGAGCGGTAATTAATAATAGGACCAGAAAAAAGCCGCGTAAGCGCCTTAAATAAACTGGTTTCTGGATTGTTGGGGTTCTTTCTGGGTGGTGCCATATTTTATCTCACTTTATAATCCACATGAATTCGGTATACATGTCTTTAGCTTCCGTCATTTTATCAAGAATGCTGTCTTGTTTGTAGCCTTGTTGACCTTTTACACGGGTATTAAAAGTTGTATTGGTAGTAATAATAGAGTCCACAAAGGCTTTTTGATAGTTTAAGTCACGGGCATTTACTTGAATAGCAGTGTCGCGAACCCAACAGCCGATGGCGAGCGCCATTATTAAATCATCATTATAACCTTTCATAGCTTGTGGTTTACCATTCCTCCAAATAAAGGTCTTCATTTCGTTAACGATACGCGTAGAATATATCTTAATTAGTTTATTTCTGATAAACTCTTCTAATTTCGCAACTATAAGGGGGCGAGTTTTCATGGAGGTAGTAAAACCGGCGACAGTATTGGTGCGTGCCTCTGCTAGGTGTTGATCGATATACTCGTGTGTTGACTTAATAGAATAATAAATATTGGGATATCCATACTCAACTAGTTTGTCTAAAACAGTATAACCAATGCTATTGTTCTCCACTACCAACATTGCATTCCCATACTCTCTTCCTACTTGATTAAGCATATTTGCATATAAATCGGGAGTTATCTTTCCTTGATACTCTCCGACAATTTCTAAAGTTTCTAGCTTAATAAGATGAAAGGTTGAAAAGTCTGCACCGTCACCTCTAGCTACATCAGCCACTTGAAGGTAATTGCATGTAGGATCATATTCTTCCCAAATCCAGAAGTTGCGATCAAAACCCGTCCGATGCTTCGGTTCTTTGACGGTAGTAAGCAACCATTCCATACATGCCGGGTCAATCACTGTTTCACCTGAGGTATTAAAATTACACTGAAGCTCTTGCGCAATTTGGCGCTTAGACATGTTTTTAGTTTCTTTTTGATACCATTCTTCGTCTCTCTCTGGGTGCACGTCCCATGGCAATGTGGTGAGATTAAAGTTGTTGGCGCCGGCTTCTGCGTCGGCACACGTCTTGTGAAACCAATTTCCCACTCCGTTTGGCGTTGACAGGGCGATACAGCGCCCACCAGTTGATAGTGTGGGATACAAGCCTGTCCAAAGTTCTTCTAAGTTTTCGATGTGGGCGGCCTCATCAAGCACAAGCAATGATAAAGATTCGGAACGACCGGCGTCCCCAGATGTTGAGGCAGCTTTAATTGAGGACCCATTAGAAAGTTCAAAAGATGTGCGATTGTCGATATCGATTGTTGAAATCTTGAGCCACTGCGGAAGCTGCTTCATAATGCTCTTAACTTTCTTGACAAGGTTCCCTGCTGTCGCAAACTTTGTTGCCATTACAAGAATAGCCTTGTCACGATGAAATAACATCATCCAGACAACATAGCCAGCGGTGATAGTTGATATGCCTAACTGGCGCGCTTTTAGAATAACATTAAAACGATAGTCATTAAAGTTTGTCATCAACTCATCTTGAAAGTCATATGTATCAAATAAAATAAGCCCGTGTAACGGATGGGATATACGGGCGTAGGTTTTTAAAAAGTACGAGGGATCTTTACCGCACTTTAATATTTCTTTTACTTGTTGCTTTTTGGTTAGTTGAAAACTCATACAACATAACTAGGGTCGATCTTCAATATCTCGCTCATCAAACCCAGCTTGCTCATAGGAATCTCGAAACGCCGGGTAGTTCATAAGGAAGGCAATAATCTCGTCAGGATCTATTTTTTTCGGGAGCGCTTTGTTCTGTGTCTCATAGAAAGCTGTGAGGTTCCCGATATCTTCCCAATGAAGACCGCCACCGCTTCCCAGCCTGTAGCCTAAATCACTTAGCCTCTCTTCCTGCTCGTCAGTTAGCTTGGGTGGACGTGAAAAGGAGCCGCCTCTGGCGCTCTGCTCAATACCGGCGACTCGGGCTACATCCCCCAGGTCCGGATGTTCCACCGGTAGTGGCGACACCTCTGCTAACACTTCCTTCGTAATTTGTTTTATCATTTCCTGCATGGCTGCAGCAGGGCCGACTTCCCAATATTTTTCCGGTTCTCGGCAAGTCGTGCAAGGACGAATAAAACCCTCTTCTTCTAGTATCGCCATAATCTGTTCCTTCTCATCTCCAGGCACATCATCAAAACCCCTAACATCAACACTAACAAAAGAGTCAAGCGAAAAAGGTTGGCTGCGTTGAGCCCATTCTTTTACTCTCTCTACGTTTTCGGGAGAAGGTGCTTGTGGTGGTTCGGCGCCTTGCATTATATCACTCCACAACCCCTCTTGGAGTTGTTCATTAATCATCTGCCTAAGTCTGGTCTTGGTTAGTTTCATTTTACTCTTAGAACTTCGCCTGTTTCTTTTACATCAAGGCCCACTTTGGTACCGTTGCGCGGGTGCTTTAGGTATACAGTGGGATCAGAACCAACGGCCCTCGCAGCGTTGGCTTCCTGTTGCCACCTAGCAAATTGTGTCTTTATCACCGGCTCCAGTTTTGAGAGGTCTTCTACAGTGTATCCATATCGCTCTAGATACGGCTGCGCGTTGGGAGACTGGGCCAACTGCTGTATGAATTGTTGAGCATTCTGATGTTGATTTTGGTGCGTGCCGACCTGGAAGTCGGCTAGCAGTGCTGCGGCCGCATCTTGGGGGTGCAACCGTTCGCCCCAAGCCTCATTCAAAAAGTATCTTGGATCTCTTCTCTTAACATTCTTTCTTGGTTTTCCCCATCTATTGTCTTGACTCATTTTTAGTAACTCCTCTTTAATGATTCTTTTAAGTTGTGCTTTTGTTAGTTTCATATTAACTTAAATCTTGTCTCAATTTTATCGTTTCGGATCCTTGAGGTCCAGAAACAGCCCATTGAAATTCGTTGTTAAGAGGTCCATACCAGCCGTTGCGGCCCTCCTCGTCTTCAAATGTATTGACCTGTGGGCCGCGCCCACGATAAAAAGCTGCCTTTTCCTTCTTTGCTAGTTGAATTTCCGCCGGCGTGGCGCCGTCTTGTTCCATCTGAGCCCAGACTGTCCCCTTCTGGTCGTCAAATAGATCCTCGAGGGGAGCAGGTGCGCCGGCGAGGTTTCGCAATTGTTTGAAAAGTGCATTCTCTAAAGCGCCCTCATTCAAAACTTTTGAAAGCTCTTCTTTGATTATTCTCTTTAATTGTGCTTTTCTTATTTTCATTTTTCAATCTCCGATCCCTTTTTGCGGGTATCGTTCTGAGGACGTTTTCCTTTCCAGCCGCCTTGATCGAGGAAAGTCTTCCAACTCTTCTCTACACGGTCTGTAGAACCTTCGCCGACCAGCACGGTTTCTCCCATGCCGCCGATCTTATACTTCTGGTAAACGGTTGCCCAAGAATGAACGCGAGACGTACTCTGCACAAGCACATCTACTTCGCCTTCTTTTGTTAAGCTCACGGTGTTCCCAGTGACATTCTTGTATTCTTTCTTCAGATACTTAACAATGTCTGCTACTCTCTGTTCCATCTCGGCTTCAAAGCCGGAGGCATACACTTCTTTAATTTGAAGTTCAGTTTGATAGCTGACGCACAACAGGGGGCCCATGAATCTAATATTAAAGCCATCCATCACGCGCCGGTCAATGAGCGGATTGCCCTCCTCTCGCTTTAATCCTGCGGTACGAACTTCTCCATCGGGGGAAAAGCTTTCGATGTGTGTGCCATCGTATGCATTCGCGGCTGCTTGTGAAATGCCTTGAATTACATCGAGGACCGTAACTGAATTTTTCTTAGCCATTATTTGGTCTCCATCCTTTTAACCATCTCTCTTCTCTATCTTCGACATATTGGATGTAACATTTATGGCAACATTCAAATTTGACGAGACAAACATCGTCCATTGATTTTTTTGCAAACGAATTGCAAACAGGACAACATTTCAAAGATTCTCTATTAAATAGTTTTTTTGATATCTTTATACCATTAACATCTATTTTTTCTTGCCATTCTTCATTTAGTTGAGTTTTTTTATAGAACTCTTTCATTTGTTGAAGGTATTCTTTTTCTTTGGTCTCGTCCCAATTTCCGCGTGGGTTCTGAATAGTTTCAACGCCATACTTTTCTGCGATAGCTTTTTCAATAGCGGCGATTTGATTGGGATCTTCTTTCTTCATTTGCTTGCCGCAATCAAATTAGTGGCAAAATTAATGACTGCGATTGTGGCCGCAGCGCCACCGCCAAACCAAAGCCACTTCTGGTAAGGCGACTGTTTCTTTAAGATCTTCGTCAACTTTTCAATCTCCAAATCCTTTTGTTCGACTATCAAATCATACTCATCGGAAGCTGCCATATAACTTATTTGTGCGTTCTCGAATTCTAACTTATATTTTGTCGCTTGTTTATCTAATTGAAATTCAATTTCCAAATCGCACTCCGAACTCCAAAACTCTTTCTCCGACATTAAAATCGCTGTTGCTTCTGGATCAAATAAAACACCCTCAAACGGTGCTGGTTCGAGTTCCCCTAAAACAGAAAACTTTGGCCCATCGGCCAAAGCTATGCTGGATATCAGTAGTAAGCTACTCCACATATTCAAATCCAAATAACGCTTCAACATCTTTTGCTAATTGCTCGGGATCTTGAATAAATCGATGAAGATACTCTTGATACTTTTCTTGTCGGTCGGCTTTAATCGTTTCGAGATCTTTCTCGTATGTCTTCTCAATCTTATCTAGTTGATCTTTATATGCGGTTAAAGCCACATCACGTTGACGCAACTCTTCATCGTGAATATGCTGTAGGCCTGCTATCTGATCTTGTAAGCTTACGCGCATTGTTTCATGCATATTTTCTAGGCGTTTATAATCTAAACGCATCTTGCCCATTGTTACCAGGAGGCACAAGATTATTAGAGTCTCTTTCCAGTTATTCCTAATAATTCTGAAAAGAGTGTTAAACATCCTAGTGGCCCTTGAGCTTCGCAATGGCATCAATGACACCCTGACCACCTAGGTATAACCCAGAAATAATCACCCAATCGGATGATGCTAGATTGGCAGTGAGCATTAGGCCGGTAGCCGTAACCCATACCAATAGTTTGCGAGAAATCGCTTTCTCAACTAATTTATCTAATTTGCCTTTCATTGTTATTTTTCTCCTTTAATAATCTGTTTAAGTTGTTGTTTTGTGATTTTCATTAAATTGTCCCTTAATATATTACCATGCCCGCCATGGCTTATCGGTGGTAAGGCGAATTAATTCCTCAACTACATCATTGACTTCCGCGGTCTCGTTGAAATATTTCTCTACCACCTGTGCCGCGTCGGTGATACGGGCCCCTATGGCGCCCGCGAGCCATGGCTCAACGGTGTGTCCCGTGGGATCTTTTAGAAGGACTTTTAAAAATTGGACCCACTCAGCCTCGTCTGCCGGCACCTTCGTCACTATGTTGGGGTTGTTTTGAAGGTCTTGGATGTCTGGATGGGCTAAAACGCCTTGCGCTAACAGGGAAAGGGGATCTTCGAGAGGGGCGGGAGAGGGGTCCAGAGGCTGTTCGCTTAAAACCTTTGAGATCTCTTCTTTAATAATCTGTTTAAGTTGTTGTTTTGCGATTTTCATTTACTTTTCTCCTTTAACAGATAATACACAATCTTCGTATTTCTTCTTATCTTCTCGGCCTACTTTCGCCGTGCAAATCTTCCATGGATTCTTCTCGCCTTCTTGTGGGCCCTCTTCTTCTTCACGCATTGCGTCCTTGCGCAACTCGTCTTCGATAATTTCTAATAGCTTCTTTTTGTTTATTTTCATTATTGATTTCCCTTCTTCGTTTTCTTCTTGTCAGACCATATGGGAAAACTACTTTTAAGAGTCTTTTCAAGCTCTTCTATGATCATTTGTTTTAATATTCCTTCGCCAATAGTAACCGTTGTTGGGTCTACATAGCGCGCTATGCAAGCTTGCGCTTCATCTCCTAAAACAACATTTTCATCGTCCAAATAACTTTTAAGGGGTCCAAACCAGTCGGGACGTTCTTTATATTTTTCAAAACTCCCACAATGAGCCATGACGTAATCATCAATACTATCATATTTTCCCCTTGCGAGGTTTGCTTCGGTCGCATCTTCAATTGCGTCGTCCATTTCCTGGTCATACCTTTCTCTCGATATCCTTCCTGTTGAAAGAGCGTTCTCGAGGCGCGTCAAAAGGCCTTGAACATATGGCGTAACAAATGCAAGTACTTCGGCTTCTCTACGCGAAAGAGCTTCATTTATTTCTTCTGTGATAATAGAACTAAGTTGGCTTTTGGCAATGTTCATTGGGGTTCCTCTTGTGCTGTATCAAGTTTTGGGATTATTCTCATTATCTCTTTAAGATCTGGAATAGCAATATTTCCAACGAGCGCACGACAAACGTCGGAATCTGTAATTCCCAGCTTCATAAAAAACTCATGGGCTGCGCCTTGGATAGCAGAGTCAGGAGTGTTTGGCCTTTGAAGGAATGCATCGGGGTTATCAGAACCTATCTCGCGGCCAGCTGGTGTGCCCAGGCTGGCCGCGTGATCACCAAATCCATCTTCTTCCAGCGCTTCTTTAATAATCTTCTGAAGTTTACGTTTTGTAATTTTCATTGGTTTACTCTCGCATACCCTTGTTTTTTCTCAATAACGATTTGCTGATCAACACAATCTTTGAGAGAATCAAGGTGCGAGATAAGCAAAACATTCTTAAAATACACTTTAATTAGTTCTAAGATCCTAATAAACCCCTCCATATTTTCTTCATCTAATGCTGTACCAGGCTCATCAAGCACAAAAAGATCGCCTTTGGGCAATGACGACACCGAAAGCAACGCCAAACGAATAGCCATCGCACCCATCGTCTTCTCGGCGCCAGACGCCATTTCAATGGGCCTGGGTTCGTGTTTTGGGTGCTTAATAAAAATGTCAAGCTTGTTGCCTGCGCTCTCAAAGAAGACCTCAAAGTCAACGATGTTTGCGAGAATCTTCGCAATCTCTTGGTTGATGACTGGAATCTTCCTTTTAATAACGTCGTAAGCAATTCCGTTGGGGTGCATGCACTGCATGAGTAAATCGTACGCAGCATAACTGCTCTGTAAATCTATATGTTCTTGCTTCTGCTCTTTTAGTGTCTGCGCTTTTTGTTCGTAAGAACCAACGCGCTTGACAAGTTCGAGCGTCTTATCTTCGCATGTTTTAATCTTTGATGCTTTTCCTTCGACTCTCGTCTCATAACTTGCCTTCTTGCTAAACAATTTCTCGAGATTCTCAATCACGTCCTTGTTTTGGTTATATTCTTCGATGCTTGAGTCAACCTCGCGCAACTCATACTCAAGGTTTGCTTTGGAGTTCTTGTTTCGTTCTCTGCCCAGCTTCAAGTTTGAAAGTTCTTTGTCTGTCTTTTGAAGGAGCGCTTGTGCCTTTTGAAGTTGTTCTGCTAACTTTTCAACCTTGTCTGGCTCTATTGCTTCTAGTTCTTTAAGAGTATCCTCCAACTCTCCTTCAAAAGTATATCGATTCGCTACTTGAATGTGTGCTTCTTTAATAAAGCGACATGTCGGAAACTGATCGCCGCAAGGAATTTCAGAAAGCAATCCTGCTTGTTTATTAACATCTGCTATCTCTTCATTAAGATTCTTAATATCTTCTTGAAGAATTTCGATTTGTTGCTTTTTATCAGCCAGTCCTTGAATATCTATTCCTTCTATAAACATCTTTGACTTAGTAAGCTTTTGGTGTTTTAAATCAATCAGTTCTCTCTGTTCTTGAATCTTCTCTTCAAGCAATATGATTCGATTCTGCTTTTCCTTTTGTTGTCTCAAAAGCAATGTGATATTGAGATATTCGCTGGGAATTGAATTAATCTGTTCATCAACAACAGCCAAACGTTTTGACAGAACATCCAACTCTTGTTTTAAAATATTACAAAATGCTTTACTGTCTTCGGTGCTGACTCTAAGTTC